CCACGCCACGAACAAAAGGGGGTTATTGCGATTTTGTCGAGCGATGAAGCGGAGAAAAGATAACTTCATCGCTCTATGATTCTGATTTATTGGAAGGAGAGAGAGAGTCAGAATCGTTATTGTCTGTGCCTTTGTTATCTAACCAAATGCTCCCCCCTTTGTCTATTGGCTCGTCAAGGCGTTTTACTGTTTGAGTTGCATCTCCCACTCGGTCTTTTGCGGAATTGATAACGTGACTTAAATTTATCGTGTGATTGGTTTCTAAAATGTTTCTGTCTTTCCAATTATCTGGGTCGCGGTTCTTTAAGAAAAAAATAGCACTTGTTTCTTTGCCTTCCATAGCATTATTAAATAACTGTGAACTCACTTGAGCAATTGCAGATGCACGCCCTTTTTCCAATGCGTGCTTTATGCTTTTTATATGCTTCTTTCTTGTAAGCGTTGAGGGATTAATCCCTAAACTAGCGCATATCTGGCGCTCATTAAGACCCATTCCAGCTAAACGTTCTATTTCGTTATGGTCTAAAACAATAGGTTTTCTTCCCGCTTTTTTCTTCTCTGTCATGGCTTATTTTAACATTTTTAAACATTTATTGGTTATTTATGATTACTAAAAAAAGTTATGTTAGTGTATTGACAGGTAGAAAAATGTATATATAATGATTTCATCATTAACAAACAAAGGAGAATTATCAATGACAAAACCAATAGTAAATATAGATAGAGAAGATAGTCTTGCATCTATCAACATAATAGAACCAAAAGGAGAGAGAAAAATTAAATATATCTCTACTACTAAAACATGGCGTGACAGAGTAAATGGAAACACTTATTTTTCAAGTCGTGTTGAAGATATAGAAAGAGATATTACTTATGTCTTCCCTTTTCAATATGGTTATGGCGACCAATCAGAATACGTAGTTAAAAAAGCACTAGGTATTAAAGATAAAATAGGAGAGAAATCTATTATTAAATTTATCAAGATTGAAAACTGTTTAAAGAAAGAAGTAAAACAGCATGGACAAGGTAACGAAGAAAATTATTTTTCTGAGTTAGGTTATTACTATCAAGATTAATTAGGAGAAATAACCATGTATAACTTATTGATCAATTACATTGATGCCAAAGACAAGCAAGAGCTATCTTTTGGGCAACACTTCAACATAAGTGGTAGCGAAGTTATAAGACTACGTAGTATTTATAAACCAAACAAATTCAAAGGCGTAGAGCGTTTTATATTTGATATTCAGAGGATCAAGGAGAAATAACCATGAACAAAGATTATTTAGACAGTCTTTCAAAAGATCAATTAGAAAATCGCATATACGATTTAAACAACGAATTAAACCAAGAGTTTCATTTGCACCGCATTATGACTATAAAATCAGCTATGA